CTTTAAATTTGAATTAAAATTGAGATTATTATTGATGCAAAAAACAAAACTGATATTTTGCAGATCATTTCTGTTTCGGATATTTTACGGGGTCGGATTCTCATCTTAAAAAAGAATTTATTTTGCTCCTGCTCGCTTTACCCTTTAAAGTTTTACCGTACTTTTGTAAAATTCTACTTTCAAGCGCATTCACTTTTAAAAGCAAATTTTTATTATCTGAAATACTCTTTTTTGTGTATTTTGAATTTCTAATAACATCTAATGCGTGATTATATCCTTCGGCCTGTACTTCTAAAATTTCAACATTTGCAACCTGATTAATTTTACGTGTAAAATCGTACCATTGAAAATACCAAACTTTTGAAATTCCATCGACTGTAAAAACTTGTTTAAAGCCGTCAATGTCGCAAATTGTATTAACTGTAAATTTTTTCATAATTTGTAATTTTTAGTTTTGTTTGTTAGTTCCTTTGCCGTGATCGACACGGTTAAACTTCGTTAGGTTTCAAAGGAGTGAGATTAATTATTTAGTTTTCCAGTCATTTGTACAGCGTGATGATTTATACACGTTCATACCTGCTATTTGGTACTCTTTAACCATTTGGTTAACGTATAATCTAAACTCTTTAGGGGTTTGGTTTTCTTCTCTTGTAAATTCGTCAACTGTTTCAACGCCTTGAGATGTTCGTGTATTTAAATAGATTGCTTTCATAATATTACACGGTTTTAAATAGATCCGTAAACTGGTTAGATTGTTGTTGTTAGTAATTGATGTTTAAGGATTTTCCACCATATAAGGCGAAAGAAATGAGGTTGAATAGTGTACTAAGTGTTTTCATGATCATAAAGTATTAAATTGTTTTGCTTTATTGCTTGTACAAATATAAGCAACTTATATTAATATAATACACTTTTATTAAACTTTAACACTTCTTTAACATTTAATATGTGGTTCATTGATATGGTCCACCCCCTTGTACATAGTAGAATAACACCCCCACCCCCCTTAAACAGAAATCGAATCGAGTTACATATCCCTCCCCATAAATTTCTCATACAAAAATTGGTTTTGGTTATTTTTCACTACATTTGTTTAAAATATTTATCTATGCAGTTATTAACTAAGCAAGAACACGCTGTTTATTACTTAAATGATGATGTAACAACGGAAGTTCTTTTTGGTGGTGGAGCTGGAGGTGGTAAATCAGCATTAGGTGTTTTATGGATTATATCTGTTTGTCAAAAATACGCTGGTATAAGATGTTTAATGGGTCGTTCAAAATTAAAGGCATTAAATGAAACTACTTTAAATACTTTTTTTCAATTAAGTAGTAGTTTAGGGCTAACGAATCAATACAAGTATAACTCACAAAAAAACATTATTACTTGGAATAACGGAAGTGAGATTTTATTAAAGGATTTGTTTTTGTTTCCAGCAGATCCAGAATTTGATAGTCTTGGTTCATTAGAGATTACATTTTCATTTATTGATGAGTGCAACCAATGTAGTTTTAAGGCTTGGGAGGTTACAAAATCAAGGCTTAGATATAAATTAAGAGATTTCGCTCCAAACGGTGAGTTTACTAAGGATTTAAAAGTTACTAAATGGGAATTAATAGAGGGTAAGAAAGTTCCTTGTCAATGGATGCAGAGTGATGGAGTAGTAACAAATGGGTTACTTGGTAAGCAATTAGGGACTTGTAACCCTGCTAAAAACTGGACTTATTCAGAGTTTTACAACCCTAGTATAAACAAAACGTTAAAACCATTTAGGAAGTTTATTCAGGCGTTACCGAAAGACAATCCGCATTTACCAAAAAGTTATATTGACAATCTTATGTCAATGAACGAGGCTAGTAGAAAAAGGTTATTGTATGGGGATTGGAATTTTGACGACAACCCGTATGCTATGTTTGATTACGCTGATATTTTAGGAATGTTTACTTCGGAGTGGATTAAACCAACGCAGGATAAATACATGACTTGCGATATTGCTTATGAGGGTTCTGATAAGTTTGTTATTAGTATTTGGCATGGATTAGTAGTTGTTAAAATTATAGCGATTCCTAAAATATCAGATACTTTAGTACCTTCTAAGATAAATGAATTAAGAATTAAATACGGAATACCTTTAAAAAACGTAATATACGATGCTGATGGTATGCAAAAATACACACGATTATCTGCTAGTACGGGTAATTTAAGGGGTGCTGTAGGGTTTAATAATGGAGGTAGAGCAATAAAGGTATCTGGGAAGTTAGAAAATTACAAAAATATTAAGGCGCAATGTTACTTTTTATTTGCTGAATTTGTAAAAGATAATAAAGTTTTTATACAAGATAAGGAATGGGATAAGGAGATAATTAAGGAATTAGAGCAAATTAATATGAATCCTTTTGACGATGATGGTAAATTATCTTTAGAAAAAAAGGATAAAATAAAAGAAAGATTAGGGAGAAGTCCTGACTTTGCGGATTCATTAATGCTTAGGTTTTATTTTGAAGTTAAAGGTAAAACCAAACCTAGAATTTTTTGGTAGTTAAATAAAATTTAGTATATTTGTAGATTAATATATAATTAATATGGAAAAGTTTAAAATTTTAGATGAATTTACAGTTCCTCAATTAAAAAAAATCATTATTTTTTTAGAAGAACAAACAGGTTTTACAGATAATTTTTCTTCTAAAGAATTTCCTGAAGAAGCAAATAGATTTGATTTTTATGATGCTATATATAATTTAATTAAATATTCAAAATAAAATGATATTTCAAACCAATCAAGAAGCTATTGATGCTTTAAAAAAACACGAAAATCTTACTCAAGACGTACTTAAAATGCGTAATGATTCTAAGGAATTAAAAGCATTAGTAAACGGAGAGGGTTTTATTGAAGAGTTGCTAGAAAAAATTGAATTTATAGAAAGCGACAAAAAAGCAAAAGCTAGAATGAAATTTAGTAGAAGTATTCAAGATACTTACGCTAGAATTTTTCAACCAATAGAAAATATTTACTACGCTACTGGTGGAATAAAAGAATACGAAATAGAAAATGAAGAATTAAAAACAAAGTTTCTTACTAAAATAGCCAATATTAGAGATGGTAAAACATTATCGGAATGGGTGCAAAACAAAGGAATACAGATTTTTAATACAGATCCAAATGGTTTGATTTTCTTAGAATATACTACTAAAGATGAATTTGACGTTTACCCAACCTACAAAAGCATAAATTCAATACGTTATTATGAATCAAAAGGGCAACAAGTAGAATTTGTTATTTTTGAGCCTTTTATTAAAAACGAAAAATATCATTTTAGAATAGTAGATGATTTATGGGATAGAACATTTATTAAAGATGGTACTGAATGGATAATTCAACTTGATTTGTCTTTTGAACATCCTTTTGGAGATTGCCCTGCTTTGGTTTGTTCTAATATTTCACATGTGGGAGGTAAAGAAAAATTACCTGCAATTAATAATATAGTGGGAATATCAAAAGAATTAGCAAGAGATCAATCTATATTAACTCTTTACAAGATTTTCAAAGGATTGCCGTTATTTTGGAAAGTAGTTCAAATGTGTGGGGATTGTGGAGGTTCAGGTCAATCAGGAGATGATAAATGCGGAACTTGCAACGGACACGGAAAGTATATTGGAAAAAACGATGTTACTGATGTAATTGAAGTTCCTTTACCAGAGGGTGAAGAAAAGTTACTTACAGGAGATAATATAGGAGGTTATTTATCGCCAGATTTAGAAACTTGGACTAAACTTGAAGAAACTATTGACAAGTTAGAAGAAAAGATGTATAAATCTCATTGGGGTACATCATTTGGAATTAGAACCAATAACAATGTAGAGAAAACGGCTACTGAAATTGTTTTTGACAAACAGCCTTTTGAGAATCAGTTAAATAAATACGCTGATTTTGTTGAATATATCGAATGGAAATTGTCTGAGTGGATATTAAATATATACGACACTCAAAAAGACCCAAAACAAAGTGCAATTACTATTAATCTAGGCAGAAGATACGTAATAGAAAGTTACGATATTCTATTAGAGCGTTATGAGTTGGCTGTTAAAGCACAATGTAATAACATTATATTAGATAAACTTTTTGAAGAGTATTTGTTTTCAAAATTCAGAAATAATCCAATAGATTTACAAATATGCCTTATAAAGGCAAAATGCGAACCTTATCTTCATACAACATTAGATAATACAGTTTTGATTTTTGGGAATATAGAAGCTCAAAGAAAAGTATTGTTTCAAGAATTTTGGATAGGAGTTACAGATTATTCAGATGTCGATAAAATTAAAAAAGAATTTGAAGTATGGTTTGAAGGTAAAAAAATCATAGTTCCAATAATTAAAGAAGTAAAAACAACAATCTAAATCAATAAATATGGAAAAACAAGGTCAATGCGGTGCTTACCGTTTATTTAAGTTAGGAAAAGGAGTGGGAAATACGTTTTCTCACGATTTTAAAAAATTAGAAAGAGATTTGCACATTGTAAATCACGACTACGCAGATTTGATAAACCAAAATTCTGTTATCAACGGATCATTTTATGAGCATGACGAAAAAGCAAGTAAATTGTATTGGGAAAAGAAACCTTACAGAGATGTTAAAGAGTTTACAGAGTTTGACGAAGTTACAGATGTAATTGAAACATTGAGAGCTGAATATTTACTGTTAAGCGGTAAAAAAGCTCATCATTTATGGAAAGAAGAAAAATTAACCGAACTTATCGAAGAACTTAAAAAATAAAATATGGCTTTAGAAAATATTGCAGAGATAGAAAAAGCATTTGGACTTGAAGAAGGAAAGTTTAATGAAATGTTTAGTTCGGAAGAAAAACATTCAATAGATTTATCATTATTGTTAATCGAGCCAAAATCTATTTACGAAGAAAGAATTGCAAATATAAAAACCAATTCTGCAACTATGGCAAAAGAAGTGTCTATTAAAGAAATTAAAAAAGCACTTGGATTAGAGTTTGAAGGTAAGAATGAAACTGTTTTAATTGAAGCTTTAAAGTCTAAATTTGAAACTATAAAAACAGAAGTTATAAAAGACCCTGAACAACGTTTCACAACTTTAAAAGCTGATTTTGATAAACTACAAGGTAATCTTATAGCCAAAGAAACAGAATTTGAAACTTTTAAAACCAATATTGAAAATCAATCTACTTTAAATGAAATTAAAAACGATTTTACAAAACACATCCCAGATAACGTTCTTGTTTCAAAATCGACAATTTTTACCGAAGCTAAGGAAAAAGGATTTTCTTTTGAAAAGGAAAACGGAAAGACAGTTGTAAAACAAAATGGGGAAGTGTTAAAAGACGATAAAACACTTTCACCTATCGGGATTGATTCTTGGGTAAAAGAATTTGTAATTCCATATTTAAAAACAGTAGAGGGAGGTTCAGGTAAAAAAGACGAAAATACACAAGGTAAAGCGGGTTCGTTTGAAGCCTTTCAAAAAGAAGCTGAAAAAAATGATTGGGATGCTACAAAGTTTAATGCTGAGATGTCAAAAAGAATTAAAGAAGGAAGCCTTTCAATGTAATGAAATATATAGAATGGTTTTTAATGCTATTCTTAAAAAAGAAAGCATTAGTAGTAAAACAAGAAGCTATTTTTGAAAGACAAAAAGCGATTTCTGATTATGATAAAATTAAAAAAATAAATGAAAAATATTTAAGTAAATATTCAGGGAGAAAAAAATACGTAAAAGTTCCTACTTCATAAAATAAAAGCCAATAAAATTAATTATTGGCTTTTTATTTTATTTATATTAAAATTTTTATTACATTTGTAAATGAATTGCGGTAATGTTAATTCGGATTCGGGCGGTATAGCCTAAACGTAAAACGAATTTTTAACATTAAATCAAAACGCAATGGCAAATCGCACAACTGCAAATTTAGTGAAGGCACAAGTTAAATTACTTGGTGCTTTCCAATCATCTGATCTAAGATTCAGAAATCCAGCTACATACTTAGCTTTAAAAGCTATGTCGGCACTAATGTTTTCTAACTACGAACAATTAAGAGTTAGAGAGGACAGAACAATTGAAACCAACTACGTTAAAAAAGGTACTCGTTCTTTGGGTACAGGTGGGAGAATCCACAACCACACAGGTACACATGGAGATACTGCGGTATTAACGCCTACTTGGGTAACCTATGATGACAAGTTTGCAATGTCGTTAAAACAAGCTGATAATAGTTTGTATAATGCACAAGAGCAAATGAATCAAGAAGTAACAGACATCATAACCAACTTTATGGAAGGTTACGAAACGTTAGCTACAGCTTATTTATTCAACAACCGTTCAGGGGTTAACATTGCTACTTATAATGGTACGTTTGATGCTACTGATGATGTTTTTGAGATTGCTGTTGCAAATGAAACATTAGCTGTTCAAACTACTGAAATTGCTATTGATGCTAACAAATATCCAAAAGGAGCAGTTGTTTTCTGTGATTCTATTTCTTACGGTAAATTCTTGTATCAAAAAAATCAAGGTGGTGGAAACAATGCTAATTTATCTTATCAATTTGAAATGAACGGACTTACTTTTGTTCACTCTATTGGGTTAGGAGTATTAGCGGCAGGTCTTGTTTCTGCTTATTCTAAAGGTTTTTGGCTTGTTGTTCCAAATGGAACTGTAGCTACATTGCCTTGGATTCCAGTTCAAAATAGAGTAGGCGTTTCTACAAAAGAAAACGAATACACTAATATTTTGAATCCTATTGATGGAGAGAGTTATGCTGTTCACTCTTACGAAACAAGAGTAGACGGAACTTCTGTAAATGGTTACACGCAAGATGTATTGTCGCAATATCAATTTTCACAAGACATATCTTTTGCTAAAGCACCATTAACGACTGCTAATGAAACTACAATTTTAGCTTTCGGAATAGTATAATGTTTACAGCTACCAAAATAGCGGATGGATTATTAGGAATTGTAGGGTTTAGACAGCCCTACAATCCTAACTATGCTATATTGGATGAGGATAACACCACTAGTCTTTCAGGTTTGTTTGTAAATGATAATTCTTATGCAAAGATTGAATTTTTAAAAGACACACAAGACTATAAAGATATTTCGTATGAAGAGTTTAATGCATTGTTGAAAGATATGCAAAAGTCAAGTTCTATAAGTATTTGTAGTCAAGTTTTTAACGAGTTTGATTTTATCGATAGGGGATTGATTTATAAAAATGCTTCAAACAAAATTGAAGTAGAAACATTACCTAATGGATTTGTTGGATATAAAATAGAGGTTTCACAAGCTAAAAACACAGCGTTCTCTATCAATAGAGTAATTCTTGACTTTAGCGGAACAGGAACTTTTACTTTACTTTTATTCAATACAGGTAAAAAAGGGGCTTTACAAAGCAAAGTTATAACAATAACATCCGATAATCAAGTAGAAGAACTAAACTGGGTACTAGACAATACAGGTACAACTTATAAAGGAGACTACTACATCGGGTATGTTTCAACGGGAATTGCAGTAAGTCCTTTTAAAAGAGAATGGAACAACGCTAATGTAATGAGCAATTTTAAAGAATTGTGTTTAGAGAAAGTTTTAGTAAATAATTATGCAGGTAATGAGCTGTTTAATTTAGATTTAATAGACGGGCTATCACAAGACACAGGATTGAATTTAGATATATCGATTTATGACGATTATACAGATTTTATCCTAAACAATAAGATGCTATTTGCAAAAGCAATAAGTTTAGAATTTACTATTCGATGCTTACAAATGTATGTTTCTTCTATTAGAAGTAATGCAAATGAGAGAAAATCCCAAGAGTTGTATCAAAAAATAATGATAGAAATTGAGGGAACAAAAGGTAGTGATAGTTTAATATCTGTTACAGGATTGAGAGAACAAGCAATTGGAGAAATTACACAATTGAAACAAGAGGTTAAGAAATTAAAAATGGGTTTTACAAAATCAAGACAGATATTAACTTATTCGCTTCAATAAAATGAACCTGACAAAAACAAACCCAGTAGGACTTGATATTGTGATAGATAATATCCAAAGTAAGGTCTATGAATTAAAAGATTTATGGGAAGTTGATTTACACGGATATCCAAGATGTCAAATCTTAACCAATAATAATAATAAAAAAACTATTGAAGCTTATTTAGGAGGTAACGATTATAGTAGTTCTTTAATTTTTGCAGAAGAAAACAAGTTTTTTGTATTAGCTGGAGAATCAATAGAACACGTTTCCAATAACTACTATAAAACTACTATTGAAATGTATTTTATGTTGAATTTGAGCGAGATTTACCCAAATATACAACATAGAGCAGACGAAGAAGTTAGAGTTGATGTTTTGAATGTTTTACACACTATTCCAAACATAAACGTATTTAAAGTAGAGCATAATTCGGATAAAGTATTTGCAAGGTTTAACAACAGAATTAGTCAAACCTTTGAACACGAATACACAGACGATATGCAACCATATCACTGTTTTAAAGTATTAATTGATATTTTAGAATACAATATAAATCAAACAAGTTGTAATTAATAATTTAAAAAAAACAAAAAAATGATACTAATAAATCAAAAAGACTGCTTAGTAAGCAGAAAGAATTTAGGGCTTTCAGACTGTATCTTACAAGAGGGTAGATTAACAGGTTTTGTTATCGTTCCTAAAGGTTGGTCAATTGACTTGACAACAGATACATTTAATTTATTGTATGTAAACGAGCAAATCCAATTAGGTAACTTTGTTCCTGTATTAGGAGCGGTAGAAGCTACAAATGGAACTCCAGAAGCTACAACTGAAGAGTATCAAGGTGGGGTTAAATCAGTAGTTCGTAATGGACTTCCTGAATATAGCTTTAAGTATTTGAAAGGATGGAAATTTGCAAGTGCTTTATACACTTACAACTCATTCCAAGCGTTTGATGTTCTTTATGTTTTTTCTAGCGGTTCAATCGCAGGAGCAACAAACGGAACTAAATTAACTGGTTTTGACTTAGGAATGTTGAACTCTGGAACTTATATGTTTACAGATGGAGCAACAAGTTCTAGCGTAACGGTGTCAATGCAGTTGGTAAACGAAGAGCAGTTTAATAGAGATTATGCTGTATTAGACGCTTCTGTTTTAGATTTCAAAGTAAATACAGATATTTATCCAATAACAGACATTGCAATAACAGGTCGTGCCGATGTGTCAGATGCTAAAGTTTACTTTAAGCCAGTATTTGAAACTAACAAAGCTACTACATTAGGTGGAATTGCAATCGCAAATCTTCGCTCAACTGTAAATGGGGTTATAGATACAATCACGGCTTTGTCTTTAAGCTATAACGCTTCTACAAAAGAATGGAGCTTTACTCCTACTGCTACTTTGACTACTTCAACTCCTGTTATTGTTGAATTGTACGATAGTGTTGAAGCTGTAAGCGCTGCAAAAATCGGAGCAAAATATTACAAAGGAATTTCTGCTTCAATTACGCCTATTGCATAGTAAAAAAGAATATCTTTGTATTGAATGTAATGCCACTTAGAAATGAGTGGCATTTTTTTTAATTTAAAACTAATAAAATGGAAATATTTAATGTTCAAATTTTCGGGGAAGATGCTCAAGAGTGGTTAAAACTATGTAAAGAGCAAAAAGTAGAATGGATTTTAAAGCACACAAATCAAACTAACTTAGATGTTATAAATGAGTTTGTGTTAAATCCTAAAATCACAAAGGACTGCAAGTGTATGGATTGCGGTAAAAAGAAAGAGGTTGTTGTAGTTGCAAAAAAAATAATTAGAAAAAGATAAATGGCAAGTGCTGCTGAAATGTTAAGAAGGCTTAAATCCGTATCTCGTATCACTGTATTGCGAGAAATGGTTTATGATGAATTAATAAAAGAGGAGCATACTCTTGTAATGTTAAAAGAACAAGATTTTTTAGAAGGGGATATTTATGGTAGTGGAGCAAAAGACACCTACGCTTCCAAGATTTACGCACAAGAAAAATTTAAAAAAAATCAAAGAGCAGGTTTTGGAAACGTTGATTTAATAAATACAGGTGCGTTTATCGATAGTTTTAAGTTAAACAAGCCAAAAGGAAATAAGTATTTATTTGGGGCAACCGATCCAAAAAGGAATATTCTTGTAAAAGATTACGGAATAGATATTATGGGATTGAACCAAGATGTTTTCGATAAATTTCAAAAAGAGATTATAGCACCAAGATTTATAAAAAAGTTAAAAGAAGTAATCAATAAGTAATATGCCAAAGTATAACGCTGTATCAAACATTCCTGCAAAATTGTTTTTCGATGTTTTATCTGAAAAGGATTTTAAATTACTAGAGCCTTTTGAGAATGAATCCGAAGAAGAAGTTGAACAAGTTTTTGTTGAAATTTACGATGAGTATTTCTTAAAATCTGAAAACCCGAAATCAAAAGAGTTTTTAAGATTACGTCAAGAGATTGCTTTTATGACACATAAAATTGAAAGTGTGGTTCAGGTATTAGATTTCCTAAGTTTTAACACTACGACAAAGGAAATGCGTATTACATTGCTACAATCTTTAATTGATATAGGAATAAGCATAAATCTTGAAAATGTATTTTATGAAGAGGTTAAAAACATATTGCAAGTTGAGATTGGCATCTTACAAAACGAACTAAACTTTTCAAAAATAGACTTGGAAGAAATTACAAAGGATAATAAAGACAAAGTATTTGATTTTTATGAGAGTTTGGTTGGGTTGGAAATGGTACACGAGAGAACGCTTTCAGACGAAATGATATTGAGTAAATATATTGTATATGAACGATTAGCAATACAAAAATCGGAAATGCAAAAAAAGAATAATGCAAAAATATAAAAATTAGAAGTTATGAGTGAGTTTATCGAAATAATATCCGAACAAACTAAAGCGCAAATTGATGCTATAATGCCTTTGGTTGATAAATTAGCGTCTAAAATTAAAGAGATTAATAGTTTTAGCCCATCAAATACACCAAGTGGTGCTGATAAAGGTATTCAGAATATGAATATTGCTTTAAAAGAACAAGCAACCGCTTTAAACACTGTAAAAACAAGCCTAAGTCAAGTTAACGAACAAAAAGCTAAAAGCGTTTCATTAACAACACAGGAAAAAGTTGATAATGCAATCATTTTAAAACAAGAAAAACAAAAAGCTACTTTAACAAGTGAATATGCAAAAGCATACGAAAAGTTAAATATGCAACGTACTATTGCAAAACAAAAACTACAAGATTTAATAGCATCAGAAAAAACATCAAACGATGAAATCCGAAAAGCCCAAAAAGAATTTGATATACTAAATAAAAAAGTAGCTGCTGCGGATAAAGCAGTAGGTAGATTTAGTGATGCTAATCGTAAAATAAATGGTTTAACAAGTAGTGTAGGAAACCTAATGACTGCTTTTGGGATTGGAACAGGATTGTATTTAGCAGTAGATATAGGTAAAAGTATATTTAACACGACAAAAGAATTACAAAGTCTTAATTTGGCTTTAAAAATGGTTTCGGGAACAAACCAAGAATATGCAGAAAATCAAAGTTTCGTTCAACAAGTTTCAGAAAAATGGGGTTTAGAAGTAAAATCACTTACTCAACAATACACTCAATTTTACACAGCTTCTAAGGGTTTGCTTTCACAAGAATCAATTAAAACAACTTTTGAGGGAATCGCAAAGGCGGGTTCTGTAATGGGATTAAGTTTAGAAAAACAAAAAGATGCTTTCTACGCTATTGACCAAATGATGTCAAAAGGTAATGTAACTGCGGAAGAATTAAAGAAACAATTAGGTAATGCAATGCCCGGAGCTATCAAAGCCGCTGCAATGGCTTATATGGAATTGCACCCAGCGATTAAAACAATTCAAGAAGCAGAGAAAGGATTATACGAAGCAATGAAAAAGGGTGCTTTGGATAGTGCCACATACGTTCCTTTGATTGTTAAAAACTTAAATAAGATTTATGGAATTGAAATGCTTAATAAAGTTGATACTTTACAAGCAAATCAAAATAGGCTCTCTAACAGTTGGACGGAAATGGTTCGTTCTTTAAACGAAAGCAATACAGGTGGGTTAACTAAGTTTTTTAATTTTTTCACAAAAGGAATGACTGGTATGTTGCAAATACTAACAAGATTCAATGACGAATGGGATGAAATTTATAAAAAAGCAGAATTAAAAGGAGCTTTAGAAGGTAAAAATATATTTGAAAATTTAATGGGCGGAAAAAAGGGAGAAGAAGCTATCAAACAAGCTCAACAAAATATAAGATTAGCCAAAAGTGGCATAGACACATTTGTTCAAAAAATAAAAGATTCTCAAAAAGAATTGAAAGATGCTGAAAATAGGTCTTCAGGGATTAATCTTGGAAAATCCCCAAAACAAGTAAAAGAAGAATTAGAACTTTTAAGAAGTCAAAAAGCTCAATACGTTTCTTTATATAATTCAAGTCGAGATTTTTTAAATACAGAAAAAACATCAGCTACTCCTATTGTAAAAACAAAAACAAAAGCTGAACTTAAAGCTGAATTAAAATTAGAAAAAGATGCTGCTAAAGAAAGAGAACAACTTCTTAAAGACCAATACGATGCTGAACTTTCTAATTTAACTTTAAGGAAAGAAGCGTTATCAGACCATTTAAAAAACGAAAAGAATTTTAATCAAGAAGAAATAAGTATTTTTAAATTTGGAACAGATGAGAAGAAAAAATACTCAATGAAACTTGCTCAATCTGAAATTGCAATTGCAGAATTAGTTTATAAAGAAAAGAAAAGACTTGCAGAAAAAGAAATTAAAGATAGAAATTTAACTCCAAAAGAAGCTAAAAACTTAATGATTCCTATTGATAATGAATTTGCGAAAAGTACAGCCGATGCATTACAGTCAAGTGCTGATAGAAATATAAAAATTTATGAAAATTATTATAAGGAATTAGGAAAGTTTGCAGATGAGCAAAAAGACAAAAAATTTGTAGCAAAAGGTCAGTGGACAAAAGAGCAAGTTGATATACAAGGAGAATTTCAAGAAATTATTCTTAATCAAGATAGGGATTGGATAAAGTCATTAGAAGAAAAAGACAAGGCTATTTTAGCTTCTTTAAACTTAGGACTTAATAACGCTATGTTGGAAAAAGATGAGGTTTTAGTTAAAAAATACAAAGAATTAATTGAGGATTTTAAAGAAACAACAACAACAGCTAGTAACTACTTAAATTCATTTGTTGATGAGTTTGGTTCAAATATGGGATTGTCAACTATGTTTGATATTATGAATGGTGGTCTTGAACAATTTGGGGACAACTGGAAAGCTAAAGCTGTTATGATAATGGAATCAGCACAAGAAATGTATAATTTTATTTCTAATGCTTCACAAGAAAATTTTGATAAAGAATATGCCCGTTTAGAAAAACAAAAAGAAGTTGCTTTGGCTTTTGCTGGGGATAGTGATTCAGCAAAAAAGAAAATTGAAGAAGATTATGAAAAAAGAAGAAAAGAAATAGCAGTAAGAGAGTTTAAAGCCAAGCAAAAAATGGCTATTGTAAACATTGCAATTGATACAGCACAAGCGGTTATGGCTGTTTCTGCTAAGGCTCAATGGTGGCAAGTACCGCTTATGATTGCTTTAGGTGCTGTTCAAGCAGGAATAGTTGCATCACAAAAAATTCCTGAATATTGGAAAGGAACGGATAGTGCCGAAGCAGGATTGGCGTGGACGAATGAGCGTGGAGCTGAAATAGTAACCGATAAAGCAGGGCATATTAAAGATTTTGGTTCAAATAGCGGGGCAAAATTAACAATGATGGAGAAAGGTGATAAGGTATATACATCAGAACAAACCAAAAAATTGATGTTCAATAATGATTTGAACTCAATAATGATGGATAATGGTATTGGAAACGCACCACAAATAGTAGTAAATTCAGGAATTACAAAAGCTGAAATAGAAGATGTAATGATGAAAACATTAGGAAGTATGTCGCAAGAAAGCACTATTATAGATTCAAACGGATTTAAAAGAGTTATTTCAAACGGACACAGCAAAACAATTACTAACAATAACCGTGTAAGCGGTAGAGGGATAAGAGTATAATGGC